AGGGCAGGCGTGATCGGGACACTGGAGGTGCCGACAGTGTTACCGGACGCGACCCCGGTGTAGAGACCGGCGATGTACGTGTCGGCGGTGTTGGCCAGCACGTAACTCGCGCGCTCTTCCAGGTAGGACTGCATGTCCCCGGCGGCCTGCCGCCGGTCCACGTCGTCCACGGAGAAGCTGAACGAGTACGCCTGGTCGATGTTCATGTCCAGGCCGGCGTCGTTCAGCGTCTGGTAAGTCAGCGTGCTGTTCGGCGTGTACGAGGTGACCACCGGGTCACCGAACTGCGTGATGTGGACGACGTTGCCGGGACCGCTGATCTCGCCCTCGTAGTCGTTGTTGACGACTCCGGGGCCGCCGAAGACGAGGTTCTTCTGGAGGGCGGCCAGGATGACCTTGGACCAAATTTCCGGTTTGAACGCTAGAACACTCACTTGTCACCACCTAGGGTGTTTGTCCGTATTGGGACACGGGTGAACGGATGGGATTACTCCGGCCACCACGCCCGGTGGTGCGTGCCGTTGGTGGTGCTGAAAAGAGCGCGCCTGGCGCGTGAACTAGCGGCGCGAACCGCGCCGCGGACCGAACCCGAGACTGATCAGGAGCCCATCGTTGATGGCCTTCTCAAGCTGCGACGGGGCCGCCGCGTCCACGTCCTGCTGCGTCCACTGCCTCGGCGTGCTCGGCGCACCCGTGAACTCGGCGCCCGACTTCGGTACCGTCGGCGGCGCAGGAGGCTGCGGCCCGGCCGGGACGGCAGGGGTGAGCTTGTACTGCGGGTGAGCGTCCAGCGCCGTGGTGATCGCGGCGGCGACACGCTCACCGAAATCACCGGCCGCCGGGTCAAGCGCGGCGAGCGTGCCGGTGAACGAACGGGAATCGAGCAGCGCGTTCCCATCGGCCTGCATGGCCGCAGCGGCACGGAACACGGCCAGTTCCACCGCGGCCTGCCGGGCGCGGTCCCGTTCGGCGGCCGACTCGGCCTGCGACGTCTGGAGCTGCTTGCTCAGTTCCTCCGCTGAGGGCGGCTCGTCACTGACGAGGCCGAGAGCTTTGCCCATGGCCAGCCGCTGGGCTTCCTGCTCGGCGCGCATCGCCTCAACAGCGGCGGTGGCCGCGTCGGCTGCCTCTTTGGCTTTGACCCGGTTCCCGGCGTTCTCGTCGCGGAGCTTGCGGAACTCTTTCTGCGCCCATGACGGCAGGTCGTCAACAGCGGCGGCGGGGGGCTCCTGGCCAGTCCCGGTGGGCTGTGACGGTTCGCTGCCCGCAGCCGGTGCGGGTGGCGCGGGAGCAGGCGCGGCGCTGGGAGCTGGTTCCGCTGGCGCTCCCGTGGCCGACGGTTCTACGGCTGGCTCGGACCCTCCCGCGATGAGGCGGATGGGCTGGCCGTTCTTGCGGTAGCCGAGGATCTCGCCGGGCATGATCCTTCGATGCTGGTCGTGCTCGGACATGCTGCTTGCCCTCCTGGGGCCTCGCGAAAGCCTGGCGCCTGGCCGGGCATGAGAAACCCGCCACGATGGGCGGGCGGTCTACGGTTGGTGTGGCGCGAGCGCGTACACGCTGGCGCTAGGGGTCACGGCCGTTACGCCTCTTGGCAGAGTGCAGGGTCAGGCGGTGTACGCCGCCTGGGACCGGCGTTGAGGCTGCGTTCTGCCCGGCCGTGACCCTTTCGTGGCCGTGGCCGCGCCCGGTGCCGGGGAGCTAACACCCGCTACGATCCGGCAGCGCGGCTGCGGCCCGGCTAGTGCGCCCGGGTCTACAGTGAGCGCATGGAGCGCGAAATTTCCGCTGACCCGATTGGCCAGCTCATGCAGATCGGCGGCTCACTGAACATCTGGCATGACCGGATAGTTGCCGCCCTCTACCCCGCTGAGCTGGTGTTTGTGCTCCCGAACGGGGTTGCCGAGGGAATCACGGAGTATCTGGGCTGCAAGATCGTTCACGCTGATGTTGACCGTCCGCTGGTCTGCATACCAGCGCGCTAGTGCGCCCGGAACGGATGCTCCCGGCGTGCCGCGCCGACCTTCGTCATGACGACGCCGGCTTCCTGCCGGTGCTGAGCGGACGCCGCCCTGGCTGCTGCGAGGTTCCGGCGTGCCTTTGACCGTGCCTGCGGTGTGACCGCGGCGTGCGCGGCCCGGCCGGCCTTGCGGACGTTCCGCTCAAGCGCCCGCTGTTTCTGGCTGGCCTTGTATGCGGCTGCGGCCTGCTCGGGGGAGACGGGACCGACCGCCCCGGGCGCGGGTCCCGTGCCTACGGGAATCCACGAGCACCGGCAGTTAGGGTGCCTGAACCCGGCGGACGTGGCCTCGCCCAGCGTCGGGTAACCAGCCGTCGCCCCGGTCAGCGAGAGCGTCATGCCCAGCCACGGGATGCACAGCGGGCAGGAGCCTTCGGTGCTGGTCGTGTAGGTGCGGATCAGGTCCAGCCCGGACCGGATCATCGCCTTGGCCTGCATGTCGTCCCAGGCGTTGCTGACCGCCGTGCGCGTGGCCATCTCCACGTAGGCGGTCAGGTCCCAGTTCCGGCCGGCCCGGTCGGTGAACCCCGTGACGCCCCGGTCGGCGAGGTCGTCGAGGGCTTTCTGTGCGGCCTGGATGCGGGACAGCGACAGCGACGACTGCGGCATCCCGCCGCGGGTGTCCGCGATGGCGCGCTCTACCGCGTCCCGGTACGGGGAGAAGATGTTCCGCGGCCCCTCGGCGGCGCCGGGAACGCCCCTGAGCGGCGCCGCGGGCGTAGCCTCGGCAGCCTTCGCTGCGGCGTCCGTAACCGTGGTCAGGGCGTCTTGGAGCGCCGCTGCGGCCGTGCCCGCAGCCTGGTCGAGGGACTGGGCGAGCTGCCGGGTGTAGGCCAGCATGTCCCTGACCGCTGTCGGTTCCGACGGCACTGTCTCACCGATCGCCTGCCGGGCAGCCTGATCGGTCGCGGCCATCGCGTCGCCGAGGGCTCTGCCGATCTTCCGCACCGAGGCAGCGAACGTGGCGTAGGTGGCCTGCCGCAGTTTGCGTGCGGCGTTCGCCCTGGTCATGTGCCCGGCAGCGACTTTGCGGGCGAGCGCGGCGAGGGTGGCGATGAGAACGAGCTCGATCTGCCCGTAGATGGCGGCTACGGCGTCGGCCACGGCCTGGGCGTGGTCTTCGCGGGCGTCGCCGGGGGTCTTCGGCAGTGGTGCAGTCACAGGTAGCGGCCCCGTCCAAGCGCCTGTCTGCCTCCGGGCTCAGCCTTACGGCTGCCGGTGAAACGGAGTGATGACCGCCTTTACCGGCGCTTCGACCTGCCTAGCTGAGCGCGAGCTTCGCGTGCCCGTTCTGCCCCGACAGCAGCTTGGACGACAACTCCCTCAGCCCCCGCATCCCGTCCGTGACCGCCTTCTCCACATCAGCCACGGACGGGTCCGGGGAGCTGATCTGGGACAGGTTCAGCAGCGGGCCCTGGCCGAGCAGCGGGGACCGTTTCGTCAGCGTCAGCACGTAGACGGCCATCGGCTTGCCGTCCGGTCCCGGGGCGATCATCGGCGTGCAGTCGAACCCGAAGTCTTCCCCGAGGCAGCCGGCCTCGATCACGGTCAGCGCCGCGGTGCGGATCTTCGCCGAAATGTCGCAGCCGCCCATTACTCTTTCATCCTCACTCCGCCGACGGCGCGTATCACGCCGAGCACGATCCCTGTGACCGCTTCGCAGTCCCGGCACTTCACCCAGCTGCAGGTCACCGAAGGGCAGTGGGCTTTAACGTCGGGCGTGCCGCAGTTCCCGCAGCCATGCACGTAACGCTCAGCGGCGCTGCTGCCCATCAGTCCTCGCCTTCCCTGGGCCAGTCGCCATACAGCGCTTCATGGTGCATGCCGTTCGCCGACCAGGTTGGCGTTGACGCAGCGTGGGCTTTCGACAGCCAGCGTTCACCGTCATGGTCCATCCACTCGGCGACCAGCGACCAGCCGGTCAGGACCGCATCCTGACCGCGCGGCGCATGGGCCTGGATCGCCTCATGGACGGCATCGCGGGCAGGGTCTCCCTGATCCATTTCAGTCTTCCCCGTCCCCGGCACAGCAGGTGCAGCGCCGGTCCTGGCATCGGTGGCACTGGCCGCGCGCACAGAACGAGCACACCCATCCGGCGGTCCCGGTGTCCTCGTCCATCAGGAGGTGCGGTTCCTCCTGCCGAGCTTCCGGTTCCCCGCGTCGACCCGGTCGAAGAGGCTCATGCCGGTCGCGGCGAGGGACAGATCCCGGACACCGCGCCCGGAGCGCATCGGCACCGACGACTGGCCCGGGCCCTTCGCCGGGAACGGGGTGTTCCCGCCGGGCTTTGTCGGCCCGGGGCCGCCCGGCTGGCCGGGTTTCGCCCGGGTGTGCTCGCTCAGGTCAGCTTTGGAGTTCTTGCCGCCCGGGTCGCGGGATTCACCCTTGGGCTTCGGGACACGGCTGACCCGTGACGCTGCCCTCTTCGCCGCCATCACTTCCCCTTCCGGCTGGGACGCCAGGCCGCTGAGATGAGAACAGGCATCAGTACCCTCCCGTCACCGCGCCGCCACCAATGAACTTCGTGGCCTGCTCATACGGGCCCGGCGAGGTGGTCGTGACACCCGTGTCGTCCTCATCGGATGTCTGCCGGTCCGCGGGCGGGTCCGGGTTGCCGCCCACCGTCTGCGGGAACCCGCCCGAGGGGGGCGCGGTCACGCAGGCGTCCGCATGGTCCCGCTGCCTTTGCAGGTCACCGGACATGTCCCGCAGGCTCGCACCGGGAGCCATCGACGGCACCGTCTTGCCCGGCGGCTCCGGCAGTGCCTCACCCGGGCTCATGGTCACTTGCTGCTGTTGCTGTCAGCCTGGTCGCTGGGGCCAGCCGACGCGCCGGTGCCCGGCATCGGGCCGGAACCGGTGACGTGCTTGCCGACCCGGGCCGAATTGTCGTGGTTGTCCTGGCCGGGAGCGCTGGACGGGACATGCGAGCCGCTGTCACCGATAGCCATGATGATCACACCTTCCGTGGGTTACTTGCTCTTGCGCCGGTTCTTCGCCGCCGTCTTCTGGCCCTTGGCCAGCACATTCTTCGCAAACGCGGCCTGCTTGGCCGCTTTCGGCCCGAACTTCCCCGCCGCCGCGGCGTCCATCTTCGCCTTCGGGATCGGCTTGCCCTGCGCCACGCCAACCGACTCGTGCAGGCCGCCCTTCTGGAAACGGATCGGCGGCCTGCCACCCGACTTGATCGTCTGCGTCCTGCCTTTACCCGCGGCCATGCCGCCTCCTACCCGATCTGAGGGTCACCGGTTTCCGGCAGATCCGCCGCGGCCGGCGCCTCGGACGGGTCGGCGAGCTCCTGAACTTCCTCACCGAGCGTCTCGGTGCTGCCCATCGGCGGCGACAGCATGATCTTCGCGTGCCCGGCCAGGTCGAGGCCCGTCTCCGCGTAGATCATCTTCACTTCGTCGCGGACTTCCTCATCGGACCAGTCCGGGTGAACGAGCCGCACGAGGGTTTCCTTGCTGGCCGCGTCCGCGCCGGACAGGGCCGCCGCGGTCTGCGCTAGCTCCAGCTGGTCCGGGAGCACCACGTCGGGGAACTCGGCCTCGGGGCGTTCCGGGGTGATCGTGGCGTCGTTGAAAATGCACCGCTTCACCGCGAGCCACCCGTACAGGATGTCCCTCACGGCCGGCCGCCAGTACAGGACTTTCTTCTGCCGGGTGATCAGCGTGTGCCGTTCGCGGGCCCGGATCTCCGTCGCGGTCATCGCTGCGCCCTGGCTGTCGTACTCGCCGAACGTCTGCCCCGAGTAACCGGCGCCCTGGACGATGCGGTTGATGTAGTTGTCGGCGGTGGCCTGATGCTCCTGGAAGCGGATCGCGAACTGGTTCGCCATGATGTCGTTCGTCCCGCCGCCGCCGGCAGTCATCATGCTGATCGGGCTGTAGACCTGCCGGTCCGGGTCGAAGACGGCACCCTTGCCGCGGCCGATGTTGTCGAGGTACTGCTGCGGGACGATCAGGCGTGCCTTCGCGAGCCGCAGGTCCCGCTGCCACGAGCTGTAGACCTCATCGAGGCCGTCCATCAGCGTCTCGACACCGGAGTAATCGGACCGGCCCATCGGCGCCACCGCGGGCCCGAGATCCCGCCAGATCTTGTTGGGCAGCATGTTCGGCACGTACACGACCGTGCTCGCGTCGAGCGGCATGTCCGGGAAACGGATCGCGTTGCCCTCGGACAGGTACTGCGCGAACGACGCTGTTTCCGGGAAGTCCGTCAGCGGGTAGACGCGGCCAAGGTCGGTCTGGTCACCGACGTAGACGGAATGGAAGATGGCGTTCTGGCCCGGCGCGTGCATCTCCAGATGCCGCACCACTTCCGCGCCGTCATCGGAGATCACCCGCCAGAA